AAACCCATTACAAATGCTACATCTTGCACTGAAAGACCTTTGAATATTTCATACGTTTCATTCAACACTTTGTTAGTTTCTGCTTGAGATTTTGTAGTTAACATTGTCTCAATTATCTTTTTTGCATATGGTTTAATTGCATTCGGCATTGTAGTGCGAACAACTTCCACCCCGGTATACTTAAATTTTTCACATGCAATACCTTCATCATCTAGTACATGTAACACATATCGTTTCTTCTGTAAAAATAATCCTACATCACCAATACTTTCACGTTTAAAAACAAATCGACAATCTTTTGAATTTAAATTTCTTGCACCCCAAATTTTAATTTTTGCATTGAGGTGGTCTTCAATACTTTGTACAATATTATGCGTATCTTGTGTTAGTTTATTATTACTATCTGTAAAAATCAATCCAGTTTTAAACAATGATTTGATAGAAACATACGAGCTATCAGTATCATTGTAAATGATAGCTTCCTCGAGTTCTTTATCAGTAATGTTTGGTACCTTTTCTTTCAAATATTCTTTGATTAAAGTATTTGACTCTTTAATTACTGCTTGACCAGTTAGTGTGACAGAAGATGCAATGTCATCATCACCAATAGGAGCTTGTTTGTTACCAAAATAACCATAACAACTGTTGATCAAAACTTTCACACACATTTGATGCGCATTAAGTTTATCAACCATATCAGATACTTTGCGATATTCTGGTGTATTCTTTTTAAGTTTACTCAACTCAACTTTATACTTCTGAAGTTCTTTTTTAATTTCAACACGTTTGTTATAAAAGTGATCCACAAATAGAGGCACAACCCCTTTAAACTTTTGCGTGAATAAAAAGTTAGCTTTTGTTATCGATAATTCTTCAGCTTTAATTAACTCTGCAAATCTTTCTTTTGTAAAATTAAGAGTTTTACCACTTACATGTTTAATTGTAAATGTACCATCATCATTTTTATTAAACTTACCAACCTTTGTTTCTGGTGATAAATTAAGTGAAATCATCACGTTAGGATACAGTGAATTTGCATCAAAAGAAATTACCTTTTCTTGAAACCCACCGCGAGGTTCAGCTACATATGCACCTGGGTTTGTACTATCTGGATCATTGCGAATAAACGTTGAAATTATTTTACCAACCTCACGAGCTTTAATACACAAAGCTCCATTGATAACAGACAATGTACCCATTGCTTGTTCAAATGTACATAATCCTGCATACGATAACATTCGTAATAGATTTACATACTGCAACTTTTCTTCAAGACGCACAACAATGTTAACGTCCTGAATGTTATAATCAATAAATGTATCCCAATCTGTATCAGTTAGTTGAGCTAGTGACATACCGTTCAAACCAACCTTCTTTTCACCAAGCTCAATTTCACCGATATTATCAAGTTTGTAGCTATCGCGTTCTTTGAAACAAAATCGTTTATAAATATCTAAGTAGTCAAGAATAGAAATACCGTCAATATAATAACGACGTTGCTGTCTACCAAACTTACCGATGATGTCTCTATAATGCACATTACCAAGTGGTGATAGTTCTTTAGTATGTTCTTCACCTAAAATTCGTGTGCAACGATTAATAATGTATGGTATGTCGAAAAATTCCGAGTTCCACCCTGACATAATATCAGGATAATCTTTTTTAAGATACTCAATAAACTTTATAAACAGTTCTTTTTCATTCTTACAATGAGTATATTTTACCGATTTATTTGACCCGTTATAAGGTTTGATTCCAAACGTATTGAACGTTTTTGTTAAACTATCATAGCATGTAATAACCGTTACCTCATGCGTTGGGTCTTCAGGATTTGGAAAGCTATCAACAGAATATGTTTCAATATCCAAAAAACAAATCTTGATTGGATGCTGCGTAAATTCTACAGTTTCATTCTCTTTCCAAAACGTATCTAATAGATACTGCTGCACTGGTGGTAAACTTTCAAATACACGACGAATACCACCATCGCGTAAAAATTTATTACGCTCATAACTATTCCGGAATACTTTCTTCTTTAACTTTGTATTGTAAATTGAAGTATATTCACCTTTAGAGTCTTCCAAATACAAATACGGGTCATGAGATACAGTATATCTCACACGCTTACCATCTTTATCCCAAGTAAAGAGTTCTACACACCTGTTGATATTGTTATAATAACAATTACGATACGACATAATATGGAATTATATACACTAATTCCATTTTTTCAAGTATTTTCGTTCAGGGCTATTATAAGGTGTTGTATATGACTCATACACGCAACCAATATTTTCAGCACTTTCAAGAAAGCGTGTTTCACCAATTTTTCTCATTTCGGTGGACATTATTCGATATTTTGGCTTATTTTTAAGTGTTGCTGCAATCTTGTCTAGCAATTCTTCACCACTATTAAATTTCAGCATTGCATCTTTATATGTGCAAATGTCTTGGCAAATTACAGGGATGCCTAAAATACATGCTTCAATATATTTGATATCAGATTTAGCTCTATTGAACGGATTATCCTGAAGTGGTGCAATCATCAAGTTAATATTCAAATCATAAATCTTTTTAGGATAAGCATACAATGGTTGCCATGGATGAAACTCAATTTCACCAGACTTAACATATGGTAAAAGTGGTGGTGGGAATGCACCCATAAATACCCACTGATATTTGTGACGTGTATCAATAATTGCTTTTAATACATGTTCAAAGTCATCTTTACCGCCTGTTTTATTTTCAACATCATAATGAGCTCCAGAACCAGTATATAAAATACGAGGCTTCTTATAATGTTTATCTAAATTATTACAGATACGTGAGTGGTTGAATAGATACCCCATCCAGAAGAATGGAGGGAAGTTAGGAATAACAGTAATCTCTTGTTTACCTGTTTTTTCTCTATACAGATCTCTCATATAGTCACATGTTACTGTGACTTCATCGACCATATTAATTATGTCAATGCAATTTTGTCTTATTTCTTCTGTATCGAATGCAAATTTAAATCTATTATAATCTGGGATACATTCTTTAAACACCACATCATCAACTTCGTAAATAAGTTTAAAGTTATGTTGCTTTTGAATTGTTTTTAAATACTCAATAAATTTTTTCTGTTCAGATGTAGCTTGTCGTTGAATTTTTACAGCTTTGACATTTTCATACCATCTTGGATCAAATACCATGCAAGTATTTGATTGTGAAACCATTTGTTGATTTGCATTTAAAATTTGTTCAGGCCAAATAATACGCCAGTGCCCACACCCTGAATAGTCTGCAAGATAATTTACAACACGTGGTAGTGACATTTCACGAGGTTGTTCCGGTTGTGGTGGTGGTTGAGCTGGTGTTACAAACGGTGTATTATTAAACGGGCTTACAAACGGATTATTTACGAAAGGTGAAGACACGAACATATACTGGATTTAATTTATTCGTTTGCAAAATCAACCCGCTTCGTAATACCTGATTGTTTTTCAAGATATATAACTTCACCGGTAACAGCTTTTAATGATTCTGGTCTATGTGAAATAACATAGATACATTCTTTAAACTGTTCAGAACGTTCTTTAAGAAGGTCTACAATGAGTTCAATACCTTTATCATCAAAAGACGAATCAAACAGTTCGTCATAAAATGCAATATTATATTGAACACCACCTTGCATACGTCGTAAATCTGAGAACGTAAACAAACAAGCTAAGTCCACACTTTTACGTTCAGCACCTGAAAAGTTAAAATAAGAACAAATCTTATTTTTTTCATTTACAATTTCTTCTTCAAAAAATTCATTGAAATAACAAACTGCATTACTGTCTAATTTTTTGAGATAGAACATTAGTTTACCATTTAACAACTCAAGTAATTTATTAACAATATAAGATTTTACACCCTCTTCGCTAATAATATACTTTACAACTTCAAGTTTTTGAAGTTGCTGTCTTTTTTCTGTAATGATTTTATCTAATTCATCGCGACGTGATTCAGTTTTAACAATTAATTCATCAAATTCAGTTGTAGTTGAATCGACTTGTTTAATATCTTCAATTAATGAATTTTGCCATTTAACTAATTGCTCAATTTTATCTTGTATATTTCGTTCTTCTTGAAGAAGGAGTTTATTTTTTGATAGTTTACCTTCTTCCTCTTTAAGTTTTACCGACAATAAATCTCGCTTACGCTGATATTCAATTAGATTAGTTTGAACTTCAGTTTGTTGTGATGTAAGATTACTAATTTCTTCTTTAATCTTATTTTTTTCAGCTTCAATATATGCAGTGTCGTGATCTTCAATTGAACGCAGACATACAGGACATTTATCCTCATCTGTACCAATTTTAGCTAACGTATTTTTGCATGTTTTAATTTTAGATACGAGTTCACCAGACTTAAGAGTTAGTTCACTAATGTTTGAGTCACACTTTTTAATACCTGTATCAATTTTATTGACAGTTTCTTTTACAACTTGCTCATTCCAAAATACCATGCTATCACGCTTTTGTTCTAGCTTTGCAATATTTTCTTCGTTTTCTTCCTGTCGTTGTAAATATGTAGCGTGTTTATTTTTACGGTGATCTAAGGTCTTTTCTTTTTGCTTTTGGTAATTAAAAATAGAACGATGGACTTCATCAAACTTTGTTTGTTCAATTTCATTCTCTTTAGTAACTTGGTTGATTTCATTCCTAAGCTCTGAAATCATTTTACTAAAAACTTCTAACCCAAAAATATCTTCGATAAACTTTCGTTTTTCTACCTTGTTTTTAGCCATAAAAGGTATTGCTCCATTTACGGTCATGATAACACAGTTTTGAAAAACTGCAGGGGTTGCACTTAATACATCACAAATGTATTTGTTTGTATTTGCAATAGTATCACGAGTAACATCAACATTATCTTTTGATATAGTAACTTTAGATGGGTTATTTTTTCTACAGATAGTGTATGTATGTTCACTGGTAGGTGTTTTAACATCAAACTGCAATTCAATTACAGTTGTGCCTCCTGTAATATTATTGACGATAAGATCTTTTTTAATTTCACGCAACGGTTCCCCGAATATTGCAAAATATAATCCATCTGCAATAGTAGATTTACCAATTGCATTACGTCTATCTGGCTTGTCTTTATTTTGACCCGTAATTAAGTTAATACCCTCTTTAAAATGGATACAAACAGGATCATTACCAATAGATAGAAAGTTTTGAATTTTTAGACTTTTAAATGTGACTGACTTCATGTAATTGTGCACTTATTATACAAATTAAGTGTATGTTCCAATATAGATTTTTTATCATCTATATCAAGTAAATTTACAAATTCTTCAATAGCTTGAGTTATATCAATACCTGAAAAATCATATGATGTTGTATCTGTAATAATTTTATTGCATGTAATATCATAGTCGATTAACAAAGTATTTGGTTTGAGTTGGTTTAAAATAGTCTGCAAACCCGTAATATCATCTTGGCTGATATTTTTATCAATTTTTAGTTTTACAAAATTGTTTGCAATACATGCTTTAATACGATCTGTAATTGTACCCGTTTCAACCAACTCACTAAGGGTAAGTTTTTTATAACGAGGTGATAAGCTATTATAATGGAAGGTGTATGAAAGATCATTCAAGTCAAGAATGTAATAACCTTTATCATTATCACAATCACCAAAATCCATCTCAAATGGATTACCTACATATAAAATAGTACCAGCTCCAAATTGACGTTCATGTCTAGTGTGAAAATGACCAGATATAACAAGGTTAAATTTTTTCAATAGATCACTAGCTTTCATTCCATCTTCACACATTTTCATCGAGTTCATTTTAAATGACTCAATTTCAAGATGACCAAAACAAACATCACCATCAGGTAATTCTGTATGTGAAAATCCCCACGGTAAAAATGTTAATGTTTTATCAAAACGTTTCAAAGAAAAAGGTTTGTCAATCACATTGACATTTTGTTTACCTTTTACAATATTCAACGAGTGAACATCTGTTCGATGTTTAAAATACTGATCATGGTTACCTGTAATAATTGTTAAATTGAACTCACTAAGTAATTCAAATATTTCAGCAGACAGAGTTAACGTATCTACAGAAATTTCACTACGGTTATGATACCAATCACCGCAAAAAACTACATCACTAATATTTTGCTGCTTTAATTGCGATACAAACCATTTACACCAATCTAAAGCAATGATGTGCCATTGACTAGAATCATTATGCACACCAAGATGTAGGTCAGAAAATATTGCAACTCTCGAATTATCAATCATAGTTTTGATTATAACTATCGTCTTCGTCCTCGTCTTCAGGTTTAATATAAATATACGAACTCATTTCTGGGTCAGTCATCATAGATTGATACATTTGCGACTTATATTCATGGACGGTATCATGATGTTTCTTTTCTTTTTTAATACGATTAATGAAAGCATGGAATGCAATCGTGGTAAAATATGAGAAAGGATTAGATCCTGTGCTAAAATCATACTTTTTATTTTGAACTGCATTGTACATCTTCACTAATGCATCACCAATCATGTCTTCCTTGTAGGTATAATTGATAAATGATGGTAAAAAACTCAACCCTGTTGCGATTTTTTTAATATATACACCGAGATCTTCAGTCATGACATCGGTATCATAATACTTTCTAAGTGCTAACTTAAACTCTTCAGGGTTGACATAGTATTGAGCTTTATTTTCTTGCTTTGCCATATAAAACTATAATAGAATAATAAGAATAATCAACATTCTCTTATATTTTTTTCAGAAAATTGTATTTGTTCACGTTGGTATATCATTTTTCTAGCTTCACCATGTTCATTACCATATCGTAAATTGTCAACTAGATCAAAAATATACAATTTTGACTTGGAAGGATGTAGTCGCAACCCACGACCAATAGATTGTACTGTACGAATAAACGCTTTACCACCAGCAGCAAACATAATTAGGTGTAAATTCTTTATATTAACCCCTGTAGAAAAGATAGAACTCAATGCAATACACACCACATCATTGTTATTTTCTATGATTTCCTTAATCTTTTCCCTTTCTTCAACCTCAACTTTCCCTTGGATGAAGTAGACCTTTTTGGAAATACCTTGCAACTTTTCCAATAAAATTTCCCCATGTCGGATATGGTTGATCAAGATGAGGATATTATTTGGAAATTTTTGGGATATTTCCTTAATTGTATTGTTCCTAAAATTTGATTCATACAGGAAATCAAGTTCATTTCTGTAATTCATTTTAGGAACAGGCTTGTAATTGATGTTGATACACTTAACTTCCACGTTTGTTAGGAAGTTTTCCTGCCGTAATTCATAGGAACTCTTCTCATATATAACAGGTCCTAATTTTCCTAAAACAGCCCAACGGTCTCCATTTTTATCAGGAAGTGTTCCTGTGAATCCATATTTGTGTGGTGTTAATATTTTGGAAATAAGTTTTCCTGATACATCTGCCTTCATTTTATGGCATTCATCCACGACTAGCAAGTCAATGTGTTTTAACCACTCATTTTCCTCAAATTTTCGTTGCAAAATACCAATATTAACCACAAACACATTTGATGTTAAATCTGGTTCATGTTTTCCTGTCCATTTTGTTGGTTTAAAAGACACCCCATATGAAAGGAAATCGTTGTATGTTTGCGTTACAAGACCCAAATCAGGTACCACTACTAAACATTTAAATGTTGGCTTCTTTAAAGAGTTTAGGTAAAAATTTTCTATTAACGATGCTGTGGTAATAGTTTTACCAGCACCTGTACCCATTAAACATATACCACGACCAGTTTTAAGAGCTAACTTCACCACATCTTCTTGGTAACCTCTCAACGAGTTACCATCAGCTTTAAGATTGTTATAATATGTAAAGTCATACTGCTTTGTTAGATAACTTGACAATTCTTTTGTAATAGATGTTGAAGGTACAACAACATTACATTCATGGAGGTACTTATTAATTTCCCAAAACATACCTACCTCACATTGACCAGTAGGTGTTATAACATATTTCCTACTAGGAATGAACTTATTTTTTCTCTTCATGAAGGAATGACCTTCATACGGGTAACTAAAATGCTCCCTTACTTGTTTAAAGAGTTCGGATTCACATTGAAATATTAATTTGTTATTTTTTAGGTCAAAAATCATAACGTTTCTAGCTTACCTAAATCCACAATATTCTTAATTTCCCAGTG